TTGGTTGCTGGTAATGAATCATCTGTTGAAGCATTTAAACAATTAGGGAGTGATTTTCCGATAATCCTAAAGACTGTAACAGGTACGCAGGGGGTAGGTGTTTTGTTTATCGAAAGTGAAAGGGCACTCATATCAATAGTGCAAATATTGTATAAATTAGATGAAGAAATAGGAATAATATTACAAGAATATATCCCTACAAAATATGATGTGAGAGCAATAGTTCGAGATCGTAAAGTCATTGCAACAATGCAAAGACCAGTTATAGATGGAGACTTCAGAAGTAACGTGTCTCAAGGATCAAAACCAAAAACTATAAAATTGACAGAAACAGAAATTTCGGATTGTATTAAAGCATCAGAAACAGTAGATGGTTTATGGGTAGGTGTAGATTTTATTCCAGCAAAGGATAGGAATAAAGAACAACCTTTTATCATAGAAATAAATAGTTCGCCAGGAAGTAAGGGAATTGAGGAAGCAACTGGTAGAAATTTAATAAAAGAGACATTGACATATTATACTGATAGGTCGAAGTGGTTAAAGCCAAAACCATTTAGATCAATTTATTCTTGACAAATAATTTAAAAGGTGATATAACTATATAATGCAATTTTACACTAATGTTCTTCAGTACGGAAACAACCTTTTAATTCGTGAAGTCAAAAATGGTGTTCGTGGTAATCGCAGAGTTAGATACGAACCAACTCTCTTTGATCTGGTAAAGACTAGAGAGGAAACTGGCTACAAAACTTTGGATGGTCGCTCCGTTCTTCCTCACAAATTTGACTGCATCAAAGACGCAAAGGCTTGGATTGAAACTAGATCAAATCAGTCTGATATCGTCTTTGGTAATACACAATATCCTTACTGCTGGATTGCAGATGAATATCCAGACAGAATTGAATGGGACTTAGATCAACTTCTGATGGTCACAATTGATATTGAGGTTGAATGTGAGAATGGCTTTCCAAAACCAGAAGATGCAGCAGAGCCACTTCTGTCTATCACTGTCAAGAACCACCAGACTAAACGCATTGTTGTTTGGGGTATTGGTGAGTTTAATACAGATCGTGAAGATGTAACCTATGTGCAATGTGACAATGAGGTACATCTCCTCAAGGAATTCATATCATTTTGGGAAACTCACACCCCTGATATTATCACAGGCTGGAACACAGAGTTCTTTGATATTCCTTATCTCTGCAATCGTATCAAGAACGTATTCGATGAAGAGGAAGTAAAACGTCTGTCACCTTGGAAGAATGTATTTGATCGTCAGGTATATCAGATGGGTCGGCAACATCAGGTGTATACTCTAGATGGGATTGCTGCACTTGATTATTTTGATTTGTATCGCAAGTTTACATATGTTAATCAAGAACGATACACTCTTGATCATATTGCCAAGGTTGAACTTGGTGAACAAAAGGATGGTAATCCTTATGATACATTTCGTGAGTGGTACACAAAAGACTATCAGTCATTTATCGAATACAATATCAATGATGTGGAACTGGTGGACAAGCTTGAAGACAAGATGAAACTGATCGAGCTATGCTTGACGATGGCATATGATGGTAAGGTTAACTTTACGGATGTTCTTGGTACTGTGCGATATTGGGATATCGTTATATACAACCATTTGCGTGAGAAAAATCTTGTCATTCCACAGAAGACAGAACGTGAAAAGTCAGAAAAGTTTGAGGGTGCGTATGTAAAAGACCCACAGGTGGGTATGCATAATTGGGTTATGTCGTTTGATCTTAACTCGCTATATCCACATTTGATCATGCAATACAACATCTCACCAGAGACATTGGTAAATGGTGGTGGAAAACCAGCTGAAGGAATGGTTGATAAAATTCTGGATGGGAAATTGTTAAATAGTACAGAATATTGCATGACCCCGAATGGTGCCTTCTTTCGCAAGGACAAACGTGGGTTTTTGCCGGAACTAATGGAGTCGATGTACAATGATCGAGTCAAATTTAAAAAACTTATGCTCAACGCTCAGCAAGAGTATGAAAACACTAAGGATAAAAAATTACTTAAAGATATCTCAAGATACAACAATATCCAGATGGCGAAGAAGATTTCTCTCAACAGTGCTTACGGTGCAATTGGTAACAATTGGTTTCGCTATTTCGATCTTATGGTTGCTACAGCAATCACTACGTCTGGTCAATTATCTATTAGGTGGATTGAGAAAAGCCTTAACATATATCTTAACAAAATTCTTGGAACCCATGATGAAGACTATATTATTGCCTCGGATACCGATTCAGTTTATATCACGTTTGACACACTTGTTAATAAAGTGTTTGGAGAGGGAGCAGAGACTAGCAAGATTGTCCGTTTCTTGGACCGTGTTGCAAAAGAGAAGTTGGAACCATTTATTGGCAAAAGTTATCAAGCTCTTTCTGACGTAACAAATGCATACGAACAAAAGATGGAGATGGGTAGGGAAGCAATTGCAGATAAGGGTGTATGGACTGCCAAGAAGAGATACATTCTAAATGTTCACAACATGGAGGGAGTGGAGTATGCAGAGCCTCATCTAAAGATTATGGGGATTGAAGCAGTCAAATCAAGTACCCCTGCTCCTTGCCGAGAGAAGTTAAAGGATGCTCTCAAGATTATTATGAGTGGAACTGAGAAAGAGCTAAATACCTTTATACAAGATTTTCGTGAGGAGTTCATGTCTTTGCCACCAGAGGATATTGCATATCCAAGATCAGTAAACGGTGTTTCAAAATACACAGACAACACACAAAGCACCTATGATCTTTCAAGTGGAAAGAAGGTAGAGTATGGCTTCTTCAAATCTCGAGCTCCCATACATGTGAAGGGTGCAATACTATATAATCATCTGGTCGCAAGCAAGAAACTGTCAAATAAATATCCTTACATACAGGAAGGTGACAAGATAAAATTTATTCACATGAAAGAACCAAATGCATATCAGTCTAGTGCATTTTCATTTATAACTTTTATGCCAAAGGAACTTGACTTACATAGAATGATTGATTATAATACACAATTCGAGAAGTCTTTTATCGAACCCTTGAAGTTTATCACAGATAAGATTCATTGGGCTATCGATGGAAGTTTTGGTTCACAAGGAACACTTGAGGATTTCTTTTGAGATATTTCAGATACACATTAGATGATTTGAAACAATCATCAGATCGTAAACTATTCACATACATCTCGTTCTTTGCTGGCGGTGGTGGTTCTTCTG